ATCTGTTATAGCGTTTATGATAACTACATAATTGCCAAAGTGAAAATATCCGTTACCGCTACCGTGTACTTGAATCAGCGGGTCGGAGTTGTACTCGGTCGGGTTGACCAGCACCTGTCCACTTGTTCCAATGTGAACGACTTTCTCTCCGCCTTTAAGCCATCTTCCTGGTTTACAATTAAATGTTATTGTGAATTTACCTGCTTTATTCATAAAGTTTTCTATTTGATTTTCCTCGTCGTAGTATGCCATTCGATAACAGTCATCATCGTAACTGTCCTCAAGCCTCAAATATCCCGATTCCTGGTGAAGCCATTCTTCGACTTTCGCCATTGTATGAGGGTATGAAGCATGATCCGGAACTGCTATGGAGACCTCATACTCTGCGGTAACATTCTCGTAAGATTTGTTATCGTGTATAAGGTCCCCATTTCGTCCCGGTACATGTACTACTTCATATTCTCTTCTTGGAACAGAATATTTGGGCGGCGTTTCGACTTCAATACGGCAGTCTTTAGAAGACCGGCCGTTGAATATAATTACGCCCATGATTCTCTCCTCCTGACTGCTTTCTTCTGAAGTATCACGTTAACCTGATTTGCAATCTCTCTAGGATCGCTTCCTGTTATGTTAAATGTATTATTTTGAGTTGAATAATCGTTGTTAGACGCGGGTTCTTGCCTAACCGCTGCAAGCGACCGTATAGCCTCATCTAACTTTGACGTTGCATTCGGGCTGATGCCAGATGCCAATCTCTGTGTTGTACTGAAATCAAGTGACTGCGCCTGTCTTCTCGAAGCCGAAAGATCAAGAATGGGCATAGCTTTGTTAACAATGCCCGAAGTCTCATTAAGTCCCTTAGCCAATCCAAGGTTAATGTATTTACCGATCTTCTCGAATTCGGTCGATGGAGAGTGGATACCCAATCCCGAACGAACCCCAGCAACCATCGCACTTGACATTGATGCGATTTGATTTTGGAGACTCTTAACTTGAGCCTCTGCAGCATTAGCCCTAGCCATTTGAGAATATATCTCGGCCTTCATCTGGCTAAGCGCATTCGTCACCGATGTACAAATCATTGTAGCAGCTGAATAGACAGTTTGTGTAAGTGTTGAAATATAACCTAATAATGTTTGTAAATATGTCTGTAGGAATTCTTGCCGTGTTTCAAAGTTGACATTATCATTCGTGACAAATTCATCGAATTTATCTTTCCACTCTGTAAAGAGCGCATCAAACTCTTTCTTGTAAGTGATGAATTCTGTAACGGCTGTCAAGAAGTCCAATACCGTTTGATTATTCTGTTTAAGTGCTTCTGCCGATTCTTTAACAACTCCGCTTTCAGTTATAGTCTTAAGAGCATCTGCTACAGGCACTGAGGGACTTCCAACAGGTGCCACAACAGTAGATTCTGTCTTTTCAGTAAGTGGAAGCAATGAAGTTGTTATAGCCTCGGTTATAGGCTGAGTCAACTCTTGATAGTTTATTAACCCATTTTGAATTGCGAAGAGACCGTTTGACTCTTTGTTAAGTCTATTTATCTCTTCGTTAACCGCCGCTGCCGCCAATTTCGATGCAAATACCACTCGTGAATCTTCCATATCGGGAGTCCACTTATTAAGGTTTTCCCCATAGATATTAGCCCACAATCTGCTTAACTCAGCATTACTTGCGAGTAAGTTTCTAAGCTGTTCTCCATAAACTGATAATTGCATGTTACCAGAATTAGCTTGCATTATAGCTTGAACTATTGCAGTAGCAGAAACACCTAACACATCTGCGAGTCCGCTTACAGTTGCTGTGATTGTGTTTGCAATGTTGTTTGAATTAGTTTCAATATCTCCGTATAAGTCATTCCAATAACTGATTGCTGCTTCGCCATCCCTTTGGACATCGCCATAAATCATATTAACAAGCTGCGAATTATCCGGTCCTTGATCGATCATCTCATTGATAAGATCTTTATTAAGACCCTTCTCTCTAAGACTTGCTATCTTATTGGACCATTCCTGGGTCTCTTGCATCTTGTTAACTATGGATTGCCTATAAGACTCAGACTCATACTGCGACTTTTCTAAGTATGACTCGTTGAACTTTGTTATGAAATCTGCGCCTAAATCGGACATGGCGGCAGAGACAATCTTTGCTATCTGATCAGCATTAGAATATCCGCCGCGAACAAGTTCTTTGACATACTCTTTTGCAGGACCGTTAAAGTCAAGTTTTTCAATCAACTCAACATTAGCTGAATAGTCGCGATACTTCTGAAGAGCTGCGTCCATATTAGCCATCATCTCTTCGGCAGTGTATTCCGCCGTCTGTTCGTATTTCTTTCTAGCATTCTCGGCGTCAATCTCTGCATTACGCTTTGCTATTTCAGCCTGTTTTTGAGCATTCTCTTGAGCGATCTCTGCATTTCTTTGATCTATTTCTTGTATCTTCTGTTTTGCTTCTGCGATACGGTTATTAGCATCTTCGATCTTCTTAAGAGCAATAAGCGATTTGCCCTGAACTGCATCAGATTGAGCTTGAGCCGTTGCAAGATCCCTCTGAGCATCTGCAAGCTCTTTTTCAGCATCTGCTTTAGACTCCATTTCTGTTGCTTCAAATGTTTCATGCTCAGTTAACTGAAGCTCTTCGGGCTTGGAGCGCTCCGCATAAAGATCTATGGAATCTGCTACACCACTGAAAATATCGGTGTACTGCTTAACCGCATCTTTGATCTTCTTAATATAATCTTTCCACTGCTTAACGATCTTGTCGAACATCTCTTGATTCTTCTTGGCAAGTTCGTCTTCCTTATCCATGATAGCATCCGCGGAACTCTTAACTGTTTCCTCAGCCTCTTTAACGTCATTGTTAAAGCCTTTGATTAAGTTCTTAGATTCGCTTCGTGCATTAACCAATTCGTCAACAACGCTCTTTATAGCCTCTTTTTGTTCTTTGGCGGCATCTGTGCTATCATCCATAGAGTCAATTAAACCATCGAGAGCCGATTTGTTAGCTGTTACAACATCATTATAAGCTAACTTATCGATGCCTTCTTCCATGCTGTCATAAATATCAAGAGATGTCATATAAGCGCCAAGAACATCAATTATCTGATCTCCAAGAGCTCCGCCGACACCAGCAATTGCCCCTTTTGCCTTATCCCATTTTGACTGCATATACTCTGCAGCTTTACCGGTTTCGCTTTCGGCTTTGGCTACAGCTTCGGAATATTTATTGGAAGCCTTTTCTTCCTCTTCTCGAAGCTTCTGGAGCTCTTCTGTAAGCTTTGCGACTTCTTCTTTATCTGTTTTGTATTCATCTGTAGCAGCATAGAGCGAGGTAGCGAACTTAAGATTAGCTGCTGCTGCGCTACTAACTGCTTCTTCGTATTCTGCTGTTCCTACTGTAACACCTTTTAGTGCAAGTGCCGTTGCAATGTATGCCTCGTCTCCGAATGATACTGTATAATCTGGTAAATCTTTACCGATAGCAGCAACTGCACTAGCCATAGTCTGTGCAACTTCACCAACACTGCCAGCTTCGTCTTTCATACCATTGACAAAACCTTCAATAGCATAAGCACCTAGCTTATACATTACACGTGAAGGTGAATGCTCATCAAGAACTTCCATTGTAGTTCTAATAGAAATACCAGCAAGAGTATTAACAACGTTCTTAAGCTCTGTTGCTTTACTCTGCATACCCTGTATCAAACCTTGAACAAAGTTTGCACCAGCTGTTTTAGCAGAATTCTGATAACTTCCGATCTCTTCTATAGATTCGGACATTACACCGCTAAAATATGTAACAACTGTAAAGCCAGTATCTCTACCGTCATAATGTGTTAAACTTGAAATGAAGCTTGCTATCAAATCACTACCACTTGTATGAATCTTACCAGTATATGAAACTGAAAGATCTACGAGTGACTGAAGCATGGCTTCAAAGTTATTTGTAATATCACTGGATTCCGTAAGCGCTTCTGTATCTGTATGGAACTGTTTCATTGAAGTTTCAAGATTCTGGAACTCTGTAATAAGATTCTGTGCCATTTCCTTTCCAGAATCACTAAACGGGCCGCTGTATCGTTTAATAACTTCTACAGTATCATTCAATGCTTCTGAAATATAACTGGATATGGTAAACCCAGCATCTCTACCTTCAACATGCGTAAAGCCAGATATAAATCCTGTAATTAAGTCGTTACCACCTGCGTGGATTGAGTCTTTATACCTGTTAGAGATTTCCAACATTGAAGCAAGCATCTGCTCAAAATTGTTTGTAATATCACTGGAATCTGTAAGCGCTTCAGTATCATCATGGAACTGTTTAATCGAGGTTTCAAGATTCTGGAAAGAGACTATAAGCTCTTTAACCATTTCCTGACCAGACTCGCTAAACGGTCCAGCATATGCTTTGAAAGTTGCAATCGTACCAGATATCGCATCTGAAAAATATTGTGTGATCGTGAAGCAGACGTCTCTTCCATCATAATGCGTTAAACCGGATATGAAGGAATTGGTTATACCCGACGCAACATCGTGTAATCTAACTTGGTTCTCTTCGCAAATCCTTATAATATCAAGAAATGTGTTCTCAAAGCTAGATACAAATGACGTATCACCGCCTGCTTCTTGTACATCTTTGGAAAATATCTTTAAGCTGTTGCCGAGTTCTTTTAACTCGTTTCCAACATCTTTATAACTACGCTGAGTAGAACCGCCAAGTATCGCTACAGCATTGATCATGCCGATAACATCTGAAACATTGTATCCGCTTGTATTTACGTCTTGTATTGCTTTAAAGAATCCACCTACTCCAGCGCCAAGTAATGGAAGTTGCTGAGCTGCCAGAATAATATCACTATATCCGCCTTGCCAGAAATCCCCTTTAGCACTTGAGAAATCTATCGCGAACAAATCTTTAAGCGCTTTAGTAACAGTTTCACTATCTCTCGCTGCATCTCCAGCACCGCTGCCCTGTATGGCTTTAACGTACTTTGAGAATCCTTCTCCGAACAATGCAATCTGAGGTGCTATGGTTCCAAGATTATTCTCGCCTGTCCACCACTGGACAACACCGCCCTGTTTAGGTAATTCAACACTGAATAACTCCTTAACGGACTCCATCATTACCTTGGTGTTTACAGTATCTTGATCTGTAAGCCCCATACGTCGCATCTCATTGAAGAAGTGCGTCATATGAACTGCAAAAGGAGTTATCTGCGGACCTACAACTTCAAGACTGTTCTCGCCCATGATTAGACCAGCCAAACCACCTTGATTCGGGAAGTGATAGTCAAATATCTCTTTGACAGATTCCATCATTATCTTAGTGTTTGCCGTGTCTTGTTCCGTAAGCCCCATTCGCCGCATCTCGTTGAAGAAGTGAGTCATATGAACCGCGAAAGGCGTTATCTGAGGTCCAATTACCTCAAGACTATTTTCGCCCATGATTAGACCGGCCAAGCCACCCTGATTAGGCAACTTAACGCCGAACAATGCGGTCATTACCTCTTTCATAATCTCGGCATTAGTCTTATCCTGATCCGAGAGCTTCATCTTCCGAAGTTGGTCTATATAATCCGCTAAGTTTTCTGCAAATGGCACTAATTGAGGGCCAATTGTAGACATACTATTATCTCCGGCAAATACCTGTGCCAAACCGCCTTGCCTCGGAAGTTTAACCTCAAGCAACGAACGCATGACCTGCCCCATTATAGCGGCTTGCTCTGCGTCTGCAGGTGTGAAGTCTTTTATGTATTGCCTAAGCTCTAGCAAATTCTTGGCGAGTAATGCCAAATCCGCGCCAACATAAGAATAATTGTTCGTCGATCCCATTATCCAGTCAACTAACCCGCCATGTCTTGGAAGATTGACTGTAAGTATGGCCTTCATCATCATAGCAAGGATAGTTGATTGAACAATATCCTGTGCAGTTAATGATCTTATTGATGTTGCAAAGTCTGCAAAGTACTTACCAAACAATGCAAATTCAGGACCGATTATTGCGAAATCAAATGTGTTAAATCCAGAAACGCCTATACCGACAAGCACCCGTGCAAATGAATCTAATGCTCCACTTGTAGCCGCTAATGCTGCCGGGTCGACGTTTTTCACATGATCTGAGAATTGTGCAAAGCATGCACCGAATGCCGCAAGCTGCTCGCCCAACTTCTCAACAGTTACACCGCCAAAGAACGCAAAGAACTTCTGTATGTTCCCAAGAACGGTTCCTGTAAATATCACTCCGAAAATTGCGTTTATTGCTTGCGCACCTTTTATTATTCGTTCTGATTCGAGTGTTTCGAGGTCATTTACAAAAGGCGTAATTGTCCGCCAGAAAGATGCTATACCATCAGCAAGGCCTTTGTACATTGCACCAACGAACTCGCCTACAGCTGATCCTATCTCGGCCGAATGTTCTTTAATACCGCGGCCAATGCCACCAATAAGTCCTACAATAAAGTCAAGACCAGCATCGATAATGCCTGGTAACGCCTCTGTAATTCCTCTTATAAAGTTTTCAACGGCACGAATACCCTCTTTAACTATTTCTCCAATATTATCTGCAATACCTCGAACAAGTGCCAAAATAACCTGCATTCCTGCATCAACTAGTCTAGGTATTGTCGCTATAACTACATCGCAGAATCCATTTATAGCCCCAATTATAAATGTCTTAATTCTAGGGCCAAGCTCTTCCATAATATCGAAGAACTTCATAAGAATCTGATAAATCGCATCAAGTAAGTTCTTACCTATTTCTGGTATTAACAATATTATACCATTGATGAACATGCCTATGTTTGCAACTGATGCTGCTAATGTTTCGGCGCCCATTCCGGCAAACTTGAATATTGCTTCGGTTAATAGCATTACACCGGAACCAACTGCTAATACAGCAGAACCGATTAAAGATACACCAACGCTAAATAAATCAAACGCGCTTGCAAGCTTAAACATTGCTTCGGCACCTATGACTTTTGCCTTATTGGCCGCAACTAAAAATATTGTCATCGCTCCAGCAACTGCACCGAGGCCTACTGCTAATCCTGGTAAGCCGAGTGAGCCTAAAATCTTTAAACCTGGTGCAAGGAGCAAAATTGCAGCGGATAATATAAGCATTGACGTTGCAACTTTTTGCATGCTATCGCCAAGAACCCCTCCACCTTCAACTTTTGAAGTGGAGACCTTTGCCATTATGCCAAGCGCCGCAGTTACTATACCGACGGTAGCTGCAAAAGCTATTTCACCTTTCTTTAAATCCTCTATATTAATCTCTGAAAATTTCTTTATAACATCTGCTATTGTGTTCAAAGCCGGAGCCAAAATGCTCATTGCTATCGCAGCTTGCATTATACCTGAAGATGTTGAGCTAAAATTCAAGCCACTCTTACTAATTGACAAGTTCGACTCTGAACCTCCGGCCATCTTATTTAGAATGCCGAGGCACACCGATACAATCCCAAATGCTGCAGAAAACGACGCAGTTGCTTTAACAATTACATCGTCATCAATCGCCCCTGTTATTGCTAATGCCTCTGCTAAAGCTAAAATAGCTGGTGTGAGCAAAGTTATTGACAATGCAGTTGTTAATATTGTTGTTTTGGCATTAGAGAAGTAATTGAGGCCTTTTTTCTTTGTTAGGCTAAATGAAGTTTTATTCTCTAATTGAACTCTGTTTAATATCCCAAGCGATGCAACAATTGCTCCAAAACTGATTGCAAATGAAGCTACCGATTTTGCCATCTTGTCAGCATCTATTTTAGACACTATCTCTAAAGATTTTGACAATGCTAGCATTGCCGGCGATAACAAAGTTATAGCCAAAGCAATACTAAGAAACTGTGCTTTTCCACTCTTTGATGACAGAAGGCCCTTCTCTTTACTTATAGAAAAGCTGCTCGTATTCTTTCCGCTAATTAGTGAAAGGGCTGCCAATGATGCAGTTAAAGTAGCAAAACCAGCAACAAAACCTTTTAATGCCGAACCCATTTTGACCGGATCGACCTGTCCCAATCTTTCAATAGCTTTTGAAAGCGCGAGCATCGCAGGGACAAGCATTGTCAAAGCTAAAGCAGCGCTTATTATGCTGCCCTTTCCACTTTTACTATGTGAAAAAGATTTGGAATCTCCTGTTTTACTATATGAAGTGCTTTTTGTGTTCTTTGATTGAATTGTATACAAAGCTGCTACAGCTGCCATAAGTGTAGCCATGCCTGCAACAAAACCTTTAAGCGCCGTTGCCATCTGATCCGGGTTTAATTTACCCAGTCTCTCAATGGCTTTTGAAAGTGCAAGTATTGCCGGAACCATTACAGTTAATGCTGCAGCCGCCCCGATTATACTTGTTTTTGCTGAAAAAGAGGATTTATAGTCAAGCGTTCCGCCTTTACCAAATCCATTCGAAACCCTATTAAACGACTTAGTTTTAGTTGTTTTATCGCTTTGACCATTATACAATGCATATATGACAAGCATTAAAGTAGCCATTCCGGCTATGAAACCTTTTAACGCTGACGCCATACGATCAGGATCAATCTTACTTAATTTATTAATTGTCGATGCCAAAGCTAGCATAGCTGGTATAAGCAGATCGATCGCCAACGCTATGCCAATAAAACTTCCTCTTGTGGTTTTTCCAAAATTTATTCCATCTTTTAGAGACCAAGAAAACGTCTTTGTACTTTTTCCTTGTACTCCTTGCAGCACGGCCAATGCTGCTACAACCGTTCCAAGAGCAACAGCAAGGCCAATAAGCCCGGTCTTTAACTTTTCTGGTTCAATATTTGAAACTCTTTCGACAGCCTTTGCTATAGCCATTAAGCCTAAGCCTATAAGCAAAATAGCTGAGCCTATACCTTTATACGCATTTGTTGGTATGGACTTCTTTATTGCAAACGGGCCAAACTTCTTATCTATGACTTTTGCGGGTCCGGAGATTCTCGAAAGAACTGCTAACACTACCATTATTAATATTAGCATAACACTTAAAACGGCAACGCCATTCCAAGCTTTTTCTACAGGAAGATCGGCAATCTTTTTAATTGCACTCACAACAAATAGCAAAGAGATTCCCAATGCTATCATTGTAAGTCCAATGCCATTCATTCCTTTACCAGCTAAGCCTAGTATCGTTTTACCCTTTTTAGTATTTACGCCTCCGACCAAAACCATAATTGCCGACAATTCTCCCATAAGAACCGATATGGCAATCATAGATCTTTGTAATTGCTCTTGATTTATCGTTGATAATATAAATAAAGCAACCGATAATACAAGCAGTGCCTTAGATATGTTTTTAATTGCTTCAATATTTATTCTCTTTTTTGTAGCATCATTAAGACCATCTAAAAACTTACCAAGTTTTCCGCCAAGATCAAAGTTGAAGATAGAAAATAACGATTTTCCGTTCATCGATTTAATCCATCTTGCAAACTCATTTTCAAGAGTGTCAACGCCGAACATCCTCTTAAATATTTTTACAATTCCAAGATTCCCGAATTTAAATCCGGCGCTTGCCAAAGATGCTTTCAAAGATCCTATAATCATCGTTATAATAGATGTACCATTAAATATAGCAGCTATTTCTTCTGTGCCGCCCTTTTTAAAAGCTGTTTTTATCCGCTCAAATACATCTACTATGCCTTTCCAAATAGCTTCAAATACTTTTCTAACCGTTTCTCCAAATTTCTTAAGAGCTGGCTTTACTTTATCTCCGACCTTTCCAAGATCGTTCTTCATAGTATCTGTAAGGTTCGTAGTTTCTTCATTTAAATCTTGTACATCTTTTTTACTCTTCCCAATATTTGAAAAGAAGTCTTTTATTCCATTGCCTACTTTTTTAATCCAAGAGGTTCTCTCTTTTAAACCTTCTGCGGCATCTGATAAATTTGGTAATTTCTTACCTTTTATTGAACCAAAGCCGTCTTTAAAAGCTTGAAAGAATTCTTTTACCTTATCTATTCCGCCTTTTATTGCACCGACAAAAGCTGCTATTTTATCAAAAACCCACTTTATTGCATTCACAAGACCCTGAATTATAGTCGTTGTTACTTTTGCCACTTTCCCAGAATCTGCAAGGTTTTTAATAAAATCACCAATTTTAGCAGTTGCGGAAAATATCGCAGAGTCAAATCCAAAGAAATAGGAGATGAGCTGGCCAATGCCTTTAATTATTGGACCAACTACTTGACCGATGATCCTAAATATCGAGAAAAATCCTTGAAAAACACTCTTTATTTTATCCGAATTTCTGAGAATACTGCCATATAAATCATGCATGGCTGACGAAAACTTATTAGCCCATATGGCAAATCTCTGTTCAAAATTTACTCCGCCAAATAGCTCTTTAACCGCTCTAGAAAATATCTCTATAATGGAATTGATTGCCTCTCCAGCGGCCCAAACGCCATCTTGGAAAGGTTTCCATCCATTCCAACCAGAAGCATTTGATACAAATCCTTTTGCTGCAGCTTCTGCACGATTAAAAGCTTTTACTAATTTTTCTGATATTGTAGTGTATATTCTCTCATAAGCTTTTGCCATTGGTTCAAACAACGGCTTTATGCTATTAACGAATGTTCTTATGGCATTAAAAAGAGGAACGGACTTCTGTCTAAACGGACCTTGAAATAAGGCACCAATTCTTGATAATGCTGAACTAATATTCGACAATGAGCCTGCAAATGTTTCATTACCCTTTTTAGCCTGCGCACCAAATGCTTTATCCATCGCAGTCGCAAATGTTTCAAAGTCAATTGCGCCTTTTGAAACCATTTCACGAATATTCTTTTCTGTAATTTCAACACCGTACGCTAAGCCTTCATCTTTCTTGTTTTTATTTGCGTTATATATGTCGACGAACTTATTCTGTAATTCTTCTGTAGCGTTAAAGTAATCCTTCAATGTTGCGGCTGCATTAAGACCTCTTGCAGCAAGGGAATTAAGATCATCTCCCATTACTCTTTGCTGACCCGCAACTGAGGTAAAAATCCTACCTATGTCTTCATAAGTAGAACTTGTCATTGCCGCAACGCCAGAGATGCCTCTAAGCGCCGATCTCATACCATCACCGACTTGCACCTGTGAGGCAACCAACTGCGCTGCAACTGATGCAGCAGCATCCAAACCATAAGCCGTATCTTTAACACCGTAATCGATATCATCCGCTATCGAATCGGTGACTTTTCCCAATTTTATCTCTTCTTCGGTCATGTGCTCTACAGTAAACTTAACCGCTTTATCTGTAGATGCCAATGCCTCTTCATAAGTATTAACAGCCCTGCGCTGTTCATCCCACTCGATCTTAAGACCCTGCAATTTAAACTTTGCGTCATCTATAGCAGCCGCTCTATCACGACCTTTATTAATTGCTATATCGATCGGCTTTTGTATAAGATTAACCAGTTTTCTACCAGTGTTAACTGCTGAATCTGTGATCTTATTAAGGATGTTCATCCCGACGATTCCAAAAGTAGAAAAACGCTGCTGTATTTTTTCCAAAGATCTAGCCATACTTTCAAAATTAACTTTGGCTGCAGCATCATTTAATCCTTTTAGACTTTTGCCGGATTCTTCAAAATCTAACGATTTTTTAAGGTTTTCAACAGAAAGTTGAGTCTGTTTAACTCCTTGCTCGAATTGGCGGTTATCAAACCGCATCTCGACAACTCTAGTATCAACAGTACTCATGATTTGGTAACCTCCTTCCAACATTGTTCGGCAAGGTCATCAAATATCGGTTTGAGGGCCGGATTAATATAGTCTATTCCCTCAACAAAATATCCGTTTCTTGTCGCATGGCCATACTGTAAAATAATGGCTATAGGAACTCCATTTTCGATATCCGAATTGTGCCACTCTATACTAATTGATCCGTTCGGATTATCGACAATCCTAAATTCCCAACTAGATGCTAATAGGCCGGTATCTTTTGGGGTATTAGCTGCAAGGGCGGATACACCAAGTTCTCCGAATCTACTTAAAACCCATTTATAATCTCGGCCTAAGCTTTTCTTTAAAAATTTCTCGGTTTTTCCAAACCCGCCCTTGAGCTTCATACTAAACATTGTTTACCCCCTCGTGTGATACTTAGCCTTTCTAGCTTCGTTCAATGCACGATTTTGCATCATTATTTCTCTGGGCGACATCTTACGCCCAGGAGACTCCTTAATTTCGCATACTCGAAGCAACATTAACAGACGATTTATATGCCATTTCTGGCACTCAAAAGGTATTCCATACTGTATCATCAAATAATAGATTACCTCAGTTGTAAGGGTTGAATTTTGTGTACCCCATCGTCTACTGTGCTTATCGTCTACTGAATTTATTACAGTAGCTGTCATTGGATCTGAAATATAACGATTTATTTCTTCGAGATTTTCTGGAGAAATCATATACCATACTTCATCCGAGAAACCGGGATTTGTACACATATCTCTTATATAGTCTAGCTGCTCTTCTACAGTCTTAGGCCCATCTTTAAGAAAACTTCTATGGTATTTACTTTCCCATTTTGAAATTGAAAGGAGCGAATGTTCAAGTTTCATGGTTACATCTCGCTGTAAAGTATGGAATTCTTCTTTTTCTTCATCCCACACTTCATTCGCTTTAACCACTATCTCAAGCATAAGGCAACACCGCCTTACTGCTGCTTAGGCTTGTGGTCCTGCGGCTGAAATTTAGGCTTTGCATCAACTATCCCAAGAGATTCATTTGTGACTCCGCCGCTTTGATTGATCTGCTCTGAGATGTCTCTGGGAACAATATTATTAACAAAAGCTGTTGCAGCTTCGGCATCCGTAGCGAGTTTCATATACAATTCCGAATACGCTTCTGTCTGCGAGAATTCCGTCGAAAGTTCTTCAGACTTTTCGAACCTTCTGCCGTCCGCTGACTTAACGCCATAAGACTTGAGGATAAGATCCTTAAAAAGCTTAACGAGCGTCGGTGTATCCTGAGCGTCGATAATGTGCTGCAGTCTCTCAGCAAAGCCGCCCTGAGTAGAAAGCTCCATCTCAACGATTTCTGCCTTAGATAAATTGAACGTAAAGTTCTCCGATCTTTCATTGCCGTTATAATCGGTATACTTTATAGGAATAGTGTACATAATTGTTATCTCCTTTTCCTTAACCAAAACAATAGAAGGCGATAATGCCGTTAGCGCACAAACAACACTACCGCCTTCTCAGCAATACAGGAGCCTCACCACTTTCGCTCCCAAAATGTCGCAGTCCCACCGGCAGGAAACAACCGGTTCACATTCTTATTCTGCGATTACCCGTATAATTATGGTTTAATTAGCCTACAGGATTTTCGTTGTTGCCATCACCTTTGAAGTGCTTAGCGACCTCATCCGGAAGCGGAAGACGAGCATCAGCTTCTTCAGAGCCATAAATGATTGCTTCGAAGGTCTTAAGCTTTGCAGCATCAACCTTTGTAGAGTCGATCTCAAGAGTAGCAGTCTTGCTATGGCCCTCTACCTCAACCGGTATCGTGGAAACGGTCCATGAAAGCTCCGAAGGTGCAGGTGAATCATTGATCGACTCATGCGTCCTTGAAGAAGGAGAGGCAAGGCAACCATAAACAAGATGAATAACATACCCAGCATTCTGGTTTGCATCATTGCCCTTCTCTGTTCTAAATGAGAACCCAAAGTTCTGTCTAGGCTGCTGGCCAATCGTAACACCCTCAGCAAGAGAAGCAGATCCATCGCAAGCTTCCCACTCCGGAGGATAAGTGTACGCACCGATTGTGCAACCGTAAGTTTCCTTGGACAGAATGTTCAAATATACATCATTGTCCGCATAGAACTTGTTTGATTCTGCTCCTTCGGGTGACTCTTCAACAGAACGAAGACCGTTCCAAGCAACTCCATTGGGATATGCCCCGTTTACCTGAGGGTAAAGAACGCCATTCTGAACGCCCTGCTCGAACCAATGCTCCCCGATTGGATCCCATACAAGTTTTGACATAATAATGCCTCCTTAAAAATATAACGTTACTGCGTCATGATACAAATTGTCACTCACGAATCTTCTGTCGAAACTTGAGTGAGCAAAGTGTTCCAAAATTTCATCTGCAATAGTGTTTGTAGATTTTGGACTTATAACTTCGACACTGTATCGATTATAAGTTAAATATCTTTTATTATTCGCTCGATCATCTTTTTTATTATCTAACGAATACACTATTGCCGGATAGGTCATTTGGGTACCTCCGGGTCTCTGAAAATATACATTCCGGGACCCTAATATTGCTTCAAGTTCGTCCTGAAGCTGAGTCCGTGGCATTGACATTGTAAAGACCCCCTATCCATAAAGTTATTCTTGGATAGGAAACCTCGACCGTTTTAATGATCCAGTTATTCCCCATCCAAGAAATATAACGCATCTTATCGATGTGATTTCTAGCATATGCGTCTGAGAGAATAACTAATTCATTATCTATTTCCAGATCTGGATTTGGAACTTGGTGCGTCTGTCGCTGAATTACCCGCTTCACAATGCCATAGTATTTTCTTTCAACTATTACATCTTCCATAACGCCGGGTTCTGTTTCAACTGTTTCCGCAAAACCTATAACTCCACAATATCTCATAGTTTATTCTCCCATTTTGACTTTTATTAAGTTGTAGTAGATTCAGACTCAAGAGCGATTGCCGAATAAGGAACGGTAAGAGCTCCAGAGCAACGGGTTTCTATCAGATACTTCTGCTGGTTGACATCGATATCGAAGTCATCAAACATATTCACAGAACCGCCCTTATCTGCACCGATTGTGTAATCCCTAAGATTAACAATAAGGCCGATAAGTGTCCTTGTCTTACCGTCAACCGCACGAGTCTGATTCTCAAATACCGGAACAGTAACGATCTTGGAAACTCGCATAGCCTGAGCAACTTCGGTTTCACTCTTATAAAGTCTATGACCGATGCCATCCTCAAGAAGAAGCATATCGGTAAGTGTGTCTTCGGTTGTGAAGAATGTAGGAGTACCAGATCCTCTGTATTCCTTACGAGACTTTACAGCCGCTTTAATAATGGACTTTGCTTTGTCATCATCTGTCGCATTTGCTGCAAACTTAAGTGTTGCGTTGATCGTGAAGAGCGGATCATCCTTCCAAATAGGACGAATATTGGTCTCATCAATGTGATCGTCATCAGAAACAAGTCTTCCATCGCCGATAAGAACCGCACGGGCGATTTCCTCATCGAGCATGATTCTCATCTCACCCTTAAGCCAGGCAACAATATCAAAATCGGTGATATCGATGATGTCGTCACGATCCATTTTCTGTTTCTTATAAACGGTTGTAGGCGTGGTGGTTCTCTTAAGCAGCGAGAATACCTCTTCCTTCTTCGTCTTGCCCTTTATGTAACCTTTAGCCCTTGCCTCATCCTCCGTAATGTCGGCGAATACACTTTTAATGCGGCTAAAGGGAGTATGACTTGTACCAGACATAACTCCGGCAACCCAATCCATTCTCCTGCTAATAAATGCAGGCGGATTGTTTAACGACCTAGCTTCAGGGAAAAGGAAAGAAGGATCGTTCACGCCATAATTCTGAACATTCTCAGACCTTTCAATATCGGTGCTATGAGCAATGTAGTTAATGCCCTTAATACCCATCTCTTCCTGATGCGCAAGGAATGATTCCTTAAGAGATCCAAATCTCTTCATGTCGCTAATGATAAGATTCTGCTCATCACTAGTCATGCTGTGGGCAAGGTAGCCACCTTTGCCTTCGCTTTCGCCATCAAATGCATTGTACTTCATATCGCTTTCTCCTTCATCTTCATTGTGCTTCATGTCGCTTTCTCCTTCACCTTCATCAGACGAACCTTCGCCCTGTGCCTGTTTAACTGCCTGGCCAATAAGGAAATATACGACCTGTTTCTGCTCTTCAGTAAATGAATCAAAGACATCTTTTACTGTCTTTCCACCATCGCCGCCTTCTCCATCGGCATGCATAAGCTCGCCGCCATCGCTGCCTTCCGTAGGCATGCTCTCCTTTTCAGGTTCTACGGGTGCGGCAGTCGGTATGTCACCGTGCGCCAATTCAATATTTTCTCCAGTATAAATAATAGCCTGATCTTCAAGTTCCTCAATTGAACCATCCGAATGAGCCATTGTAACGGACTGTATAGACGCTCCAGGATTTGCTCCTGCCATAACAAGGCTTACCTCACGGATCATACCATGCATAACATTAGGACCCGACTGCTGAAGCTGATTTGCATAGATTGAAAGACTTACTATGTCACCATGTTGAACCAGCAGCTTTGAATTTTTTCCGGCCTCTGTGTCATTAAATGTGCAATACGCGAAAACACCCTCCGGACGATTTTCAAGCAGAGCATGCCCTAGAACATTCGCCGGTTTACTGTGCTGGTGCATCCATACCAAAGGCACTGTACAACCATCGCTGTCCTTGAAAGCATTCTGCCTAATGATTCTACCGTCGCTACACTGAATGTCATTCTTTGTAGCCCAACCGGTAAAGTCGCACTGTTTAGACATTTTGTTCGCCTCCATTCATTAAATAACTCATGGGCATGTCGCCGCCCAATTCATCTGGATCCTCATATGCCATGCCATCGTCGGCAACATCTTCCTCCTCTTGAGGTAACATTTGTCCGGTTGGGTTGATGTTCTTATTGAGAAGCATGTCAGCACTAGGATCATCAGAAGGTTTGAGACCAATTATCTGTCTTATTTCATTAGAAGACATGATCTCATTGCTTGTAAGTTTATCGGCAATATCTGCTAACTGCATTGTAGGAACTAATTTAAACGGATCATTAAAGAACATGATTCTCTGACGCTGAGTTCTTGCTGTTTTTGTCAAGAACTTCCTGTTCATTTCATCTACTATTGCTGAAATGATCGGTTCAATAGTCCTATTATTGTAGTTAAGCATCGCCTTTTCATCTGCTGTACCATTTAATATCTCTGTAGTTAATCCAAGTTGCGCAAGAATCTGATCTGTAAGATACTGAACTTGAGAAAGCAGCTGGTTTTCTACGGCTCTATTCAACTGAGTTATATGCTCTGTACCATCAGTATAAGCAATACCGTATTTGGACCCCGCCAGTTGATTCTCAATGGTTTTACGCCTTTCTTCAGCCTGTTGCCTTCTAGCATCTGTCTTGATAATATACGGCAACTGTATGATAAGATCGAGTTTACCAGAAGCAGTTTGCTCATCGGTTATGTCAAGAAGAGCTAACTTATGTATAAGCCGTTGCATTGTTGAGTTCGGCTCATTAATAATAGAATATAACGGGTTTTCTATTATACAAACCAAGCGTTTCGGCATCACAAGTTCTTCTTGTCGCCCCTTTTGATCGTTATAGCATTTTAACCTTACATAATCTGGATACCAATCTAAAATCTTTGCCGTGCGCATTGTCAGTATCTGATAAGAATCTGACATATACGGATTTCCTTTAGTATCAACAGGCATGATTGCTATGCAGCCTTCATCTAAAAGTGACATGACAACATCCTGCATAAAGGCGCGGCCTGTTTGATCTTTGTTTGCCTCGAACGTTAAGCAGTCGTTTAACGTGGAATTAATGGTTTCCAGATATCGATCATTCTCATCAAGTTTAACATGCCCGATATTAACAGACGCAACATCTATGGCTATCCTATTATATATAGAAGTAACTACAGACCTTTCGTTGCCTCTTGTAAAATGGAATCGATCAGGTCGACCGCCATATCCACTCGTGCCATACTGCATGAACGGCAGATACTTTGTGGGATCTCTACCTAAAAAGGCGTTCCATCCCGATTTAACTCTTTCTAAAAATCCCATTTTGATTTTTTACTCCTTTATAAAAGTCCTTTTGTTCTTATCCCATGCCTTTTCAACAGTTTCTCTAAAGCTTTTCTTCCAATACTAGAACTACCATCAATAACCGATTGATTCTTTGCAGCCATACTTGCCAAAGTACTTTGAACATTTTTCAATCGTTCATTATAAGAACTCATAGGTTCGGTAGAACTATTGCTAGAAGATTTTGTACTATTGACTATTTCTCGTACTTTATCTAAAGAATTTTTAGCAACATCGCTTCTTGTTTGTTGCGGTGTCGAAACATAGCCATTACGTTTCATTAAGCTTTTGAAATAGTCAACACTATCCGTCGCCTGGCCTTTTTCGCCATAGAAATTCTCGCCTTTTAACCATCGTTCTGCCATATTATTAATGTTGGCTGATTTACTATTATTAGAATTCTCTTCCATAAATTTTAGCAAATCGGATGTCTGCGACCTTCTCTTTTGTACAGAGTACGATTTTAGTCCCTCTTCATATGCTTTAGCTCTCTGAATCTTTGCATTTTTTACATTTTCTTTAAATCGTTCAATACTAGCCTTATTTTCACCCATTTTCCTCGCCACATCATTTCCAACATCTGTAAATGATTTATTATTCATTTTCATATATGAATGTAGTTTATAAACCCCATACGCAGCTAATGCTGTACCTGCTATTGCAGCACCAATAGCAACCGCTTTCTTTATTTTATCTTTATTAACCTGTGATTTTGTTTTTTTAACATTTGCTATATCTGTACCTTCACGGTACTTGCTCATTGCTTTTGTATTTCCATTTCGATTTTCGTTATAGTTATAGTCATCTGGGTGATGCTCGTATATCCCTTTAGCGACATAATCTTTTCTTCGCACACCCCATTTTTGGCCTTTAATTCCATGATGTGATAAGGACTCCGATCGATCGACAAAATATGCAGCACTCATAATTAGTCCCTCACATTCTTTAAGGAATACTTTTTAGCTGTGAGTCCGGCTGTTACTAAACTTGCTCCAGCTGTTATATAAGCCGTCCTTCTATCTAAAACACTTCTTAATGCTCCAACAAAAAATGCAGCTCCATCGCTACTCGTGGCTTTAAAACCTTTGTCTCCATAACGAGCATTAAATATATCGTCTACTCTATTTTTTTGTTGTACGCCTT